TTCTCTTTGTGATACAGAACAAGAGCTCTACCTCCTTTCTTTACCTCAGTGCCGACAACATGAAACAAGTCAGCAAGAGCTTCTCTGATTCGATAGATAAAACCTAGAGCGTTATTTTCTCGGGTAGTTATCTCCAGCTTCAGAATACGCTCAGGGATATGCTCATAAGCTTTTGCGATGGCGTTCACGTATGCCGCTTCATCGAGTCTATGCTTTAAGTACCTACCATGCTCTGAGGCTTTCTCGATGTGTGCGCGATGGTCTTCCGCGTCCATTGCGTCAAGCTCTTGCCGCGCCCTGTCAAAGGCCCAGCTCCATGGCATCACAAAGTTCTGTGCGGACTTCTTCCACAGCACCTCTTCTACTTTGGGCATGCCTATCTTAGGGTCGTGTACAGCTTCATCTATGTCTGTGGCTGGCTGCAGCGCATCCCACCCTACAAAGATGCGGGTAGGGAGCTTCTTCATACCCCCTAACCAACCTTGGATTACTGTGTCACCGTTACCTGCAATAGGACTATCTCCTACGAAGTAGACAGACTCTACGCCTGCGCCATGTAGGATAGGCTCGAAGTACGAAACGCTACTGGAGCCTCCTGCGGATACGATAGGGAACTGTATCTTTCCAGCACGTAAGAAGCGGTCCATCACTGTCAGGGCGTCCATTTCACCTTCTACGAGATAGATAGCAGGCAGCTTCCCATTCTTAAAGAAAGCGCTGTACTGGTCCCAGCCGAGTCCGAACAGCCCTAAGTACTCTTCGTACTCATCCGCTGGAAAGACTATCTCTTTTTCTCCCGTAGTAGGGACTCGGAGCTTTATCCTTCCTATGTCACGAGGGCTCGTATGTAGCGGGAACATAATCGACCCATTGTACTTGCTACTGTTATACGTAGCTTCCAGGTACGTGGTTACTGCGTCCGTTAAGTCTTCCGGTTTTGGACCACTTGTTTTCGCTTTCCAACTCTTGAGCCTCTGCTTGTATTGCATTGTCAGAGTCTTCTGCAGGTCTAAAAGAGGAGGCATAAGCCCTACAGGCAGTTGTGCAAGAGAGCCTTTGTCTATCTTACGGTGGTTAAGGAGCCAGTCAGTCCCTTCTTTTGCATACGGATGCACGTTAGGATTTGCGATTGCGTCCACAAGAGTGAACTTTGCAGCAGTATAAATTGCGTTCTTTACCTGCTGATTCATACGTCGAGCTTCTAGCTCGGCTGCGGCCTTCTTGGGAAGGAAGCTGAGTGCGTACCTTTCCTGAAGGTACTGCAGCGCCTCTGTATTCCCGACACCTTGGGCCATTGAAACTAGTTCAATGGGGTCCCTAGTGTAAAAGCCGCACCCGAAACAGGTACCGTAACAGCGATCACCTGTGTCTGGACCTGTAAATAGCCAGAAGGAAGGAGTTTGGTCTGCGTGGTCAGGATTCGGACATCGACCCAATAACGTATTTTTGGCACGTAGAGCAAAGCCATTTTGTGGCAGGTACGCTCTAAAAAGTTCGAGCCAGTCGTCAACGCTTATCTGCTGCCAGATACGTTTAAGTTGTTGGGAGGTCAGTCCTTTCGTCTTCTTCTGTTTCGATGACATCGGCACTTGCCTTCGGGTTGAACATAGGACACTGCGATTTGTAGTCACACCAATCGCATAGTCGGTTCTGTCTGTACTCAGAGAGGTCTCCGAGATCCTTGGTTGATTCGTTCAGGAACTCAATAAAGGCCGCCATAGGGCCTTCGATGTTAGGGGTATCTACAAAGTCGCCCAGATCAATACGGTCTGCTTTTACCCAGTTGATTCCTGAGAGTATCTTGGTCAGATTAGGGTACTGAGCTTTCATTAGAATACGGTAAATCAGAAACTGCTGTGCGTAGTAGTGTAGTCCTCGGTCTTTACCTGTCTTGTGGTCGAGTACCAAAGCGTATGGTTTGCGCTTAAACAGTACTGCAATATCTAGTACGCCGCGCAAGAATACTTTTTTATTATCAAAAAAGTTAGCGACGGCTTTTCCGTTGATATCTACTGCAAGTTTCTGTTCGTACTGCGGAGGTTGTGCGTGATGCTGAGTGCAGTAGTGTTTGAAGCTTCGCAAGAAGTTTTCAATTGCAGGCTGAAACACCATTACCCGTTCCTGCTCATTAGTTGTCAGCGGATACTTTTCCATTGCAAACTCAATGGCCCGTAATGGGGGACGCCCTTCCAATGCGAACTCCAGTGCAGAGTGGGTCGCTTGACCTACCAAAGCATCTGCGTTGGTTACCCCTTTTTTCTTTACGACGTAATTGAAGTAGAACTTGCGAGGACAATCCTTAGCAGTATTCGCCTTACTTAGTGACCAAGGGGCATACTTCAATACTGTTTCTGATGGGGTAATGTCGAAAGGCATAGGGGTCTCCTCAGTAAAAAAAGGGACAGGAAGGAGAGAGAGAGGCGAAAATAATCAAAACTCCTCCCCCTCTCCCTCCTATCCCAAAGGCCTACATATCGTCAGATGCTTTGGGCATTGACGTCATGTCATTAGTTGTGTCGTCGTCATCAGGCTCTACTCCCACGGAGGGCACGTCTGCATCCTCCTCCATTACACGCTGAGCTTGCCGGTAGATCCTGGCAATCCCTGCGTACAGGAAGTCACGCTCCGCAGAGGTGCACATTGCGTCACAGAATGCGTGGAGCTTCGGGTCTACACTCTGCTCATCGCCTTCTGCTGCCTGTACCTGCATCACATACCAGCGCCTGCTCTTGTCCTGCGAAGAGGTACGCTTCTCCGATGTAATGTTGTACCAACGTTGCCAGGGATTCTTGCTGCGCTTAACCAGCTTCATGAGCTGGCGTCCTGCAGGCTCGGAAGTCCGCTGGAACCTTACCAGAACTATGTCCTTCATATCCTTGGACAGCATGAAAGCCATCACATCGTTGTTACAGTCATTCGGCTTGTTGTCTTTCCAGGGGCGATATGGACAGGATTCGCAGTCACCGAACTTGGAACCTCGCTTGCGATCCATCGAGGTACATAGCGGCATCCGTATCGCGCTGTCTCCGTCTCGATCTCCCCACATGGTGCTTCCTTCCCATATGGTGAGGACCGTACCGGAGAACACCGTACCTACGTTCTCTTTAGATGACAGATAGAACTGTCCGGGGATCGCAGTCTCCGGGCGATTAGGGTCTGCACCTGTTCCCTGGAACAACCGGAGCTCGAGGAATTCCGGTTGGCTGTTGGACGAGAGGATACCTTTGCGTTCGGTATTCATTCTCTGCATGATGTCTGAGAGTGGGTCCTGCATCTCATCCGGGAGTGCCCAGATTATTTCCCATACCTTGTCTTCGTCAAAGTTCTCTTTGTCAATACGCAGTATTTTCTCGCCATACTGCTGTACAAAGAGATCATTATTCTCACCTAGCTGCTTCAGCAGCATGGAACCTCCGAATTCATTTGCAGGGACGATAGCGCTCTCTGGTTCTTTTTCGGGGGTTTCTTTTGCGGGGGAGACGTCGTTTTTCTTCTTAGTCATTGGTTACTTTCTCCTTGTGCTCATTTTTTGTTTTGTTGAGAGCTAAGGATATTAGCGCTGTATACTTGCGCTGTCTAGTTGTTTTTATTACAGTCAACATCAGGAGGTACTCTAATGCCAGATGATTTCTTTGCGGATCGTGTATTCCGCGATTATTATGTGGATGTAGGTAAACACCCTGTGTTGACTGCGTCTGAGGAAAAAGCACTGCTATTACAGTACCATACATGCGCACACTGTTCGCGTTGTCTCCCTCAACGCGTACCAGTTACTAACTGTCCCAGGTGTGCTACATTAACTCCAGCACTAACCAGAAACAGAGCACATGTTTGCGAGGAATGTTCACTTAAATACGACGTAGTTATCGCACCAAAGTATTGTCCCTCTTGTGGCTCGGATCGGAATCTTGAAGCACGAAATAAGTTAATAGTCTCTAATTTACGTTTCGTAATGACAACTGCACGTAAGATTACTAAGAATCCAATACACGTACAGCGCCTGGTTTCTGCAGGGAATCTAGGTTTAATTATTGCAGTAGATAAATTCGATGTAACTCGGGAAACACGTTTCTTAACGTATGCTGCCTGGTGGATTAGAAAAGAAATGATGGATGAAATACACAGTAGTCATCTAATTCACATTCCTTCCCATCGACAAAAAGCACAAAGCAAAGCACAGAAGTGTGGGGTTTACATATGTAAACACTGTGATTTACGTGTAGAAGATGTCGAGCTGTTAGATGCCGCCCTAGAATACCCATGTACTAAACCCGCACATGAGTTTATTCTAGTGGACGACAGTGCTGCAATCCACTCGTTCATGACTATCGATAACCTCCCAATTACCGATAACCATAATATCGAAGCAGACACCATTGGAAAAGATACTACTTCATTAGTACATAAAGTAATCACCAAGATGATAGTTCGCGAACGAGATCGTTTTATCTTAATGCAATACTACAATATCCCGCAAGGGGAACGTCGGTCACAATCCAAGAGTCTACATCAATTGGCTGCAATAACCGGAATTACTCCAGAGCGAGTACGTCAAATTAAAGAAGATGTATTGAAGTTTTTGCGTTTAGAGATGGACCGAAAATCTCTGAAACAAGTATCTGATATTTGCGTCTAGTCTTCGAACTCTATAATACCTGCAACGAGTTCCATCCCAAACAACACATCTTTGTAGTGCGCTTGCTTCCGGGGACTGCGAGTCTTTGTTCGCATGTCGTCGTATGTACGTAGATACTCTCGAATCTTGCTTTCTGCCGGAGGCTTAATGTCGTACTCGTCGTAATTGACAGCCGCAATCTTCCTTCCTGCACGTGCAGGTTTTGTCTTGGCAGGTTTTCCGTCAGTAGGCTTCTTTGACTTGGCAGCTTTTGCCTGAGCCTTTTCTTCTTTACGGTGTACATAATGTGCCACCACTTCCTCGGAGTCAGATACGGACATCCCATGTGCGGACATCTTATCGTACAGCTTCTCCTGGAAGGCCATGTCTTCTTCCTCGTTTGCCCGAAGTAGTTGGCGCGCGTGTCCGGGGGTGATGTTAGCGTCACGCAATGCCCGTTGCATCTTGGCCGGCAGCTCGAAGAATGCGAGGTGCTGGCTGATGGAGCTTTCCGTTACATCGCCACACTTCTTCCCAATGTCTTTGTGCAGCATCCCAGTCTCACTGAGCTCTCGGTACACCCGAGCTTTCTCCATGGGATTGTGTCCGGCACGTTGCAGGTTGATCACCAGGCTGTTGATGTAGTCATCCTCAGGTGCACCTTGAGCAGAAGTAATACGTACTGTCTTCTCACCAATCTCCTTTAGTGCCAGGAGTCTGCGGCGTCCATCGGATACTTCATACTTGTCTTTTCCCACCTTCCGCACAACGATGGGCACTAACTGCCCAGCTTGTTTGATTGAGCGGATCAGGCCTTTCAGATCACCTGCTTTGTCCCGATTCCACTTATCGGGCAGTACCACCTGACTTACGGAGATAGATTCAGGGAGAACATTTCCCACTTCCGCTTCTTGCTTCTTTTTCTGTGTCATCTTTGTTTCCTTTACGATGATTCCTTGTCATCTGCGTCATAGTCCAATTCGTCTATGAGTGCTGTTTTGTCGATCAAATGAAGATCGAGCTCTTCCGGAGGCACACCTTCTAAGATGTCACCCAACGTATGGAACAACTCAATCGATAGGGGTTGAAGAGGCCGAGGGTCATTGTACGTAACCATGTACAGTGCCCTGATCCTACGGAGGATCTGCTTAGGAGCTACGGTTACTCTTCGAATGGTTCGCTTCCGCATCTCGGGCATAACACAACTCCTGTTTCCGTTGGGTTCCGTAACCTTCTACCGCAGCTGGGACATTTAGGGATGTCTTCCTGTGCAGTTTTATCTTCAGACTTCTTTTCTTCAACCCCATACTTTTCCATAGCTACCCCTTCTTAGGTTTCGCGTCTGGAGTCTTCTCTTTCGTATCAGACTTCTTCGCAACCTTCTTCGTTGGAGGCCGCTCCACTCTGGCGAAAACTTCATCCAGAAGGTTCTTTACTCTTGCAGAACAGCCACGCTTCCGTTTTGCAGTGTCCGTGCTGCTGCACAGATTGTTCAGCGTCTCCACCTTATAGGCACCCTTGCCTCCGTAACGGTGGAACACTATGAGTTCGGGAGCAGTCTCTACGTCGAGCTCAGTTGCGACCACTTCCATTGCTGCAATAACAGTGTTCAACGCTTCATCACGCTCGATGTGCGCCTTTGCTCCCTCCATGTTCGTCTCCACTGTTGTAGTTTTCCCACAGCGCCCACACTCATTGTCCAGCTTCATTTTTAGGGTCATCAGCTACTCTCCTTTATACATTGGCACGTATTCGGGCCAGGTATCCCGTCTACCTGTATGGTAGATTCGGGGTTGCGTTTATTCCAATCATCCTGAAACCGCATCACAGCTCTCTGGGTGTTCTTTCCGAAAACACCGTCTACTGCTATAGCATGTCCCAGGTTTACCAGAGCAATCTGCACGTCTTCCATGTCCAGCACAGCGTCCTTCTCGTCATCGTCGTCATTATCATGGGTAGGCACCTTTGTGCCGTACTCAGGATTCTCCTCTTCATCTTCTATGCCCGTAAATTCAACCACTTCACCTACCTCATCTAGCAAGTACTCGTACTGCTGTATGAACCCGTACTCATCAATAGGAAGAATGTTGAAGGCGGCCTCGTTTATCTCTACATAAGGCCATAGCGGTCCCATATCGGACTTTCCTTTTCTCCAGTCCTGGTGTTGAGACATACGTTCCTGCGATAAACGGGACCCTGTTGCGAAACGTACGAGCCGCTTAAGCGTGATGCAGTTCTTTATCTGATCAATAGTAAAAGGCTGCATCACAGAGTGTCCTCTAAAAGGCACATCGAGTCTTACTGGTGGAAGCTCTTTTACCAAATTTTTGGGCAAAGATTTGGAATACGGAATCCTCTTACCTGTCTCGGGATCCTTGTGTCCGCTTGGCCAGTAACACCACTGGTCCTTAAACAGGCGGAGGCCCCCCGCATTAACCATCTCTACTGACCAGGAGTCCTTATTCCGCTTTGGTTCATGCCACGCCTTGTGCGTAAGTGGAATAATATAAAACGGAAGCTGGTAGTGGGGCATGACGAAGTGCGTAGAGGCCCCATTATATTTCATCTTCCCTTTTGCATTTTTGCGCTGCTTGGCACTGAACCAATTCAGCGTAGACATCGCAGAGATCCCTGCAGTGAAGTGGTCTACCCACCACACATGCTCCAGGTCTTTGAGCTTGTTCTTCGAATACTGCTTCGTAGGGTAGTACTTAGCCAGAGCCTTAGAGTGCTTTTTGATCCGAGCATGCGAGTCAATAAACAGCGCGTCCAGGCAGGCAACAGCGTCCTCCTGAGACACTACGACACCTTTTTGGATTTCCTCCCAGACCTCAACAAGCAGCGTGTGCGCACTATCTGCTTCGCTGCTTACTGTATCCCAGAACTTCTTTTGTGCCATGCCTGTATACGCCGTAATGGATTTCATTTCGCTCCTCTACACCTTTCATAGTACCCACAGAATGATGTGGTACACGCCCACGAGGTAGGATCACACCGTGGAAAATAGCCTTCTTTAATGTTGTATGCCGTCTCCTCAATATCTTCAATCACCAGTCTTTTGTCAATAGCGGTACGTTCTGCCCTTAGAGGAGCGTAGCGGATGCCTGACTTCTGATCGAGAAGAAGGTCGACACGAATGCGTGATTGGTTCTCAACAATGGCGTAGATAGTGAGCTGAGGTGCGTGCCGTACTTTTTGAGCAGACCACTTGGCTTTAACGACTTTTAAGTCTGAGACCACCTCTAGCATTGGAGGGTTCTCTGGGTCGTCATCCACAGTAAGATCATCTGGCGCTGCAGTGATTTCATCCACCAGGTCAATGAGTCCACGCATAGGTACAATACCTATCTTCTGTGCAAAAGCATGCTCCACTTTTACAGGACGTATCTTAGGCACCGCCTGTGTGTAGTACGCCTGGAAACAATACAGTGTCCTGTCTTTCAATAGTCCTGGGTCATTGCCTTCCAGATCCTCAATGTCTTCCAGCTCTCCGTCATAGTGGTCGGCTACTGACTGGGTAGCCGCCTCTAAGGGCAACGGTTCCCCGTGGTCAATTGTGTGCTGGTGTGTGACTTCCGCTCCATGGTGCACTGAGCGTCCTTTTGCCATAGCGATACCCGGAGGACTGATAAGCCCTTCTACATATGCGTACATATATTGCCGGGGACAGCGCCGATAGGTATCTAGTTGTGAAGGGGACATCACTCCTTTCGGGAGTTTGGGGTCAAAGAAATCAGGTGGGTATACAAACTTTGATTCATATGGTTTTGTCATAAGTTTTTACCTCGAGTTTCGTTCTACGCCTGGAGGGGGTGCAGTATAGCTCTCTGCCATACCTAGATGCTCTCTAACCATAGGGGCATCTCCGCCCTGCTCCTGCATACGTTCATTTTGATGGATGAGTCCGTCCATTGAAGGGTCATCGTCATCCGGGTACCCGGTCATCACCTCTACTGGTGTTGGTGGAGAGATTGTGGAGACCGGTGGTGCATCAGTGTGTGCCAGCTCGCCTAAGCGGACGCTACTGATACGCACCTCAAAGGGATCAGCAGTCACCTCTACATCGTCATCTTCGAGTGGGTACCCCAGGGCCTTCCCCAGCAAGCTAAGGAGGTCTTTCTTTTCCAGAATAATTCGCATCCGTACCTCATCGTTTAGGGCGTATGATGCCGGTTTTTGCTACTACACGAGGCATGCTAGTACTCAGCACACACTCTTCTGCCCAAGGCTGTGTTCCGTTAATAACACACTCAGAATATTTAGAACAGCTTAAACAGCTGACGACGTTTGTCAGTGCTCGAGAGAGGTCTCTGCGGTTCCCGAGTGCCAGTAATTGCTTCTCTTCTACTGAACCCCGAGCCACTAGCCGATACACGGTGACGGGATTCTTTTGTCCTATTCGATAGTTCCTTCCTCGGGATTGCTCCCAATCTTCCAGCGACCAGGACCTGCTGTAGTACACGGTATACGCAGCGGCAGTGATTGTAATTGCAATCCCTGTCCGTATCTGCCCAAGGTATACCCTACAGTCTGGATCCGTTTGGAATTGCGTGCTGTGTTTCTTTATGTCTTTTGTGTTGCTCCCATCTACACGCACATACTGTACGTCAAGTTTCTTTAGCAATGCTTCTATGTCGTCCATCTCCGCCTGGAACGTTGCCCAGACAATAACCTTGTTGTTCTGCTCCTCGAAAAGATCCCTAAGGAGTTCTTTCAATACCTGCAGCTTAGGATTGGTAGGATAGCGCAGTACTTCACGAGTAGCAGCTGCGCCTACTGTATCCTTCTTGGCACATCGGCGAGATCCAGGAGCAATGCTCTCAGTTACACACTGGGCTAAGTACGCACAGCCGTCACAGGTTTCGTCTCCTTTGGTGTTGTACAGAAACCCGCTACAAAGCTGTAACAGTTTGGCGATACGCATAGCCCCGTGCTGCAGCTCAATGGGATCTGCGTCAGGGGTCTCAATAACCATCTCTTGTATCGCACTATTGTAGTCCCGCATCTGCGCAGGTGACAATTCGAACATCAGGTTTATGTCTTTCCGAGCAGGGAGATCTACACAGTCCAATAGTCGACGTTCACTGGAGCACATATTAACCCGCTTATTCAGCAGGTGGATCCCTTTAAATCCAGTCACCATATGTTTGTGTGTCGTCGAGAAGGCTACGTGGTTACTCACGTAGTCACTGTAGCTTTCTGGTGCCAGAAATCGCCCTAGTCCCCGTAACTGAGGATAAAGATCTCTAGGATCTCCCAGGGATACTGTTCCAGTAAGCCACCAACGTCTGGGCATATGCTTCACAAGCTCCAGAATTGTTTTGGTACGCTGAGTCTCCATTGATTTGAATCGATGTGACTCGTCACAGATTGCAACTTGAAAATTTAAATCCACTAACCATTGTGGAGTATCTCCCACAGCTTCTTTGACCTCCAAAGTAAGTTCTCGGGTAGGCTTTCCTTTTACCCAATTTTTGGCCATTTCTGTCTGTTTGGTGCGTGAGTTCGTACGCCGTAATGTGGCCTTCAACGCTTCAGTGGGGTATGATCCGGCATCTTCGAATACCTTCCAAGCTTCACGGTAGATAGTCGGAATACCGTAACGCTTTGCAGTATCGTACGTCACGATAAAGGCATCAACGTCCGATTCATAGGACATAACATCCAGCTTATGTTGGGCACTTTTGCCTGCCATGATGCGAGACGTCAACGTACCATCTGTATGCATGTGTACTTCGTCCGCCCAATTGTCTGTAGCTATCAGAGGACACAGAACAAGTGCCTTTAGCTTGAGTTCATCCAAAACATCAATAGGCACACGGGTCTTACCTGTCCCCATCTCCCATCTGAGCAGCCATCTGTGATTACGCAGAAGCTCCGCCACACCCGCTACCTGGTGTTCAAACGGAACATGCGGTCCCTTGTATTCGTGAGCTTCTGCCTGTGCCTGGGCTGCTTCTTCTGTAAGTATATTGTCTAGCCATTCCTGCGCTGTTGGAGTAAACTCAGCATCAGGACAAACACAGGGCAGGTCGTGAAGTACGTACGGAAGAAATGGATTGTAGGCAGGAAACATCCAGCGCTTATTCTTACGGTCACGGGTCGCGCCATATACCCGTTTCCAAGGCAGACCATTTTCATGTACTGCAAATACAGGTACATTTAGAATAGTGGTAAAGTCGATTTTCATGGAAAGTCCTCCTGGACTATGCTTTGATAGCGGAATGTGCACATAAGGAGCATGCCAAATGGCAGATTATCAGGTAATTGATCCTTTTTCTACGAATGCTAAAGGGGCGACACACTCTAGCCCCTACTATACGCAGAGCCAGCTATATACTCCCAAGAGATTGCGGGACTTATTTAAGTGGTGTGAGTACCTGTTCTACAATTCGGCACATATCTATGCGGTACTGCGTAAGTTCGGGGAATACCCGATTACACAGCTCACGTACAACACTACCAATGAGAACCAAAAACAAAAACATAAGTATCTACACGAGCAGGTGCTCCGATCCAGGGAGCTTTTGATCAAAGCTACCTTGGATAAGTTTGTGTACGGGAACATGTTTATGTCTATGTACCAGCCTTTTATTCGATATTTGAGATGCCCCCGATGCAAGACACTGTCTAACATACAGAACACTAACTATTCTTTCAGTGTAAAGAACCTACAGTTCAAGTACACATGTAAGTCCTGCAACAACAAAGTGGCTACTGAGGGTAAGGATGTTGAGGACCACAAGATAGTACAGAGCCGACGCATTAACTTTATTCGGTGGGACCCGAAAAAGATTACTATCGACCACAACCCCATGACAGGGGAGTCTATCTACTACTACGATATTCCTCAGGACGTGATTCTCAGGGTAAACGAGGGGCACAAGACCCTTATCGACACATTACCTATGGGGTTCCTGAAGGCCATCCAAAAACATAAGCCCTTCCGATTTGCACCTAATGTTGTCTTCCACATGAAGATGGGAGGGCCCGCAGGCATCAACCCACAGTGGGGTCTGCCTCCGCTAATTACAGCACTGCAGCTATTCCACTTCACGGCTATACTCCGTAAAGCCAATGAAGCAATTGCTCTCGACTATCTGACACCTTTCCGATTGGTGCATCCTGCCCAACAATCTTCTGTTGCAGATCCGCTGCAGCAGATCAGTCTGGGCAAGTGGCAGTCTGAGATGGAGCGCAACTTTAAGAAGTGGCGCAAAGATCCTCTACATATGATGTGGTCTCCTATACCCATGGGAATGACTCAGGTAGGCGGCAACGGAAGAGCACTAATGACCCTCGCAGAAATTGAGTCTGCAGAGAAGAGCATCGTGTCTGCTATGGGAGTTCCTATTGAATTTCTTTATGGGGGACTCTCCAAGAATGGGATGGAGACTACTCTGCGCCTAGTAGAGAACCAACTCGAGACGCACATTAATGACCTGAAAGACCTGCTCCAATGGGTAGATAACAGTTGCTCTAAGTTCTTAGGCTGGCAGAAGATCCCTGTAGGTATGACAAAATTCAAGATGATGGATGACGTTAACCGGCAGAACATTCTTATGCAGCTCTGGCAGCAAGGGAAAGAATCGGGACAGCCTATCATCTCTGACACGCTAATCGCTGAGATCAACGATATAGATCCCAAAAAAGAAGAAGAGCGTATCAAGCAGGAGACCTTGAACGGCATGCGTAGGAACCGGGACATCCAAAATGAGGTTGATAAGTTCCAGCAGAGTATGGCTTTGCAGGCACAGCAGGAAGCTGCCGTAGGGCCGGCGCAGTATGACCAGCAACAGGTTATTGGGCAGGCTGATCAGATTGTAGAGCAGTTAATGCAGATGCCGGAAGGCGAACGTAAGAGTCAGCTTCATGAGCTGCAGACCTCAGACTATATTCTATACTCTGTTGTAATCCAGCGACTGGAACAACAGCAAACGAGCGCCACACAAGCAGCTAAGAGCAGCGCGGGGATATAACTATGTTTGAAAACGGTAATTCAGGTCCCAGGAACTTCTCACATACGATAGAGGCGTCACGTGCGATGCCTACTGTGGCAGACAACACTCCAGCAGTAGAGATGCCCAGTGCGTTTGGGAAGCTCGAGAGTCCGTACATGCAGAAGCCCTCTCAGGGTGGAGGGGTAGAGCTCAGCTATCGCAGCTTCACCAAAGTGTTTGTGCTTTGGCGCAGCTTCCATAGTTGCCAACGCTGTTTGGCGCAGATTAATAACGGGAAAGATGACGAGGTTACGTTGCCAGAGACCGGGGAGTATACCTGCCCGCACACTCACAATGATGAGTACAAGGTTGCCGTAGACAATATCCTTGCGGGTAAGGGCCTCCTCGATACCCGAGAGTATTTCAATCTCCATGACGGAACAAGGTGTGTACACCTAAGCTGGTTTGAGGTTGATGCTGCGGCGGCACGTAAGAATGAGAAGGCGGATAAATTTAAAAAAGACAACGCAGTGTGGCCGCCTAATGTAGCGGGAGCATTTACAGATCCTGTTGCAGCCAAAAAAGACGCAGCAGCCAAAGCTACGTCTTCCTCGATTGGGGAGGAATAAACCCCCCCCGCGTTTACAGGAAAATCGCTAAGATCAAGAACGGTACAATAACCATGATGCTTCCTTTCTTTGTGTAAGCCTCTTTAGACTACATACGCTTATACCAATAGGTCTTTACGAATTAGCATTGACTGTCTTATACTTCTGATAACTTTCTGGAGGACTTCTATGCCCGAACTAACATCAGTCTTGGTAGATCCCGGTACGCGAAGAAGAATGATCCGTGAGAAGATAAAGGAAGGCCTCGAGGAATCCTTCCCTTTGAAATCGCGTAACCGTGTTCTTGAAGTGTCTGATATTAAGTTTGACGAGAAGGACTATTCTTCCAATCTACAGAAGAAAGCTATCTTGCGTGGAGACACGTTGTTTGAGAGTGTTAAGGGCACAGTTAAACTGAAAGATCAGAAGGGCGCAACTGTAGGAGAGGAAAAAGACTTTACTCTTGCCAGAGTACCTTGGTTCACCCCCCGACATACTATGATCGTAGGAGGCAATGAGTACTCCGTCTCAAACATGGTACGCCCTAAGCCCGGAGTCTATGCGCGAAAACGTGCTAACGGTATATTGGAAGCCAGCTTCAATGTCGTAGGTGGGTCTAACTTTAATGTGAGTATGGATCCTGAAAAGGGCCAACCCCAATTAGAGTACGGGACTACTAAGATTCCCCTTTATCCTATCCTCCGTAAGTCCGGCATGGACCACGACCGTATTGCCAAGTCCTGGGGGAAACAACTGGCAGATACCAACTTCAAGAAACTCTGGAAAAATTCAGACAAGACAGTAGACAAACTTTACTCCAAGCTCGTACCCGAGTACCGACGTACTGCCGGAGCGGATTCAGATACAAAGATAACTGAGATTTTTAAAAAATATGATGACGCAAAAATGGATCCGGAAGTTACGCAGCAGACATTGGGAAAGGCTTACGATAAAGTATCTCCCGATAGTCTTCTGGATGCTTCAAATAAAGTCCTGCGCATATTTAAGAACACAGATGAAGTAGATGACCGTGACAATCTTGACTTCAAGACGTTCCATAGTGTCGATGATTTCTTTAAGGAGCGCATTAAGCTCGACGCCAGAGACATTGGGCGCAAAGCAATAATTAAGTCAGAGGCTACACCTGACGTAAAAAGGATTATGCCTTCCGGACCATTTACTTCCGGGCTTATTAAGTTTCTGAACAGCTCTCAATTGTCATCTGTACCTACTCAGACGAATCCTATGGAGTTGATCGACGCATCTATGCGGGTCACTTCTTTGGGAGAGGGTGGAATCTCGTCGGAGCGTGCTATTCCTATGGAAGCTCGGCAGGTACATGTTACACAGCTAGGCGCGCTTGACCCTATCAGAACCCCGGAATCTTTTCGGGCAGGGATCGATGTGCGTGCGGCAATGGCAGCTAAGCGTGACGCGAGAGGGAATATTTATGTACCCCTGATAGACGCTAAGAGCCGTAAGGGCACCTACGTTCGTGCTGGCCAGTTGCAGAAATCAATTATTGCATTCCCAAACCAGAAGCTGTCTGGGACAGTTGACGCGTTGGAGGATGGGCAACTCCGTAAGGTGTCTGCGTCTAAGGTTAAATATCAGATGCCGCATGTATCATCTCTGTACAGCCCCACGACTAACCTGATCCCGTTCCTGGAGTCAGCGCAGGGGAACCGTGCAGTAATGGGATCCAAGATGCAGGTACAGTCTCTTTCTTTGGTAGACAGAGAAGAACCTTTCATCCAGGTGAAGTCAGATACAGGGACAACCTTTGAGCACATCATGGGAGGGGTGATTAACCCAAACGCTCCTGTGGACGGAGTAGTCACTAAAGTAGATGACGATTATATTTATATCCGTCCTGACAAAGTGAAGACCGGTGCTGTCGGAGGGACCGTGATAAAGGTTCCTTACGAGCACAACTTCCCCCTAGCCGCAAAGACGTATTTGAATCATGATCTTAAGGTTAAGAAGGGTGACAGGGTCACTACTGGGCAGCAGCTCGGAGAGTCCAACTTCACGAGAAACGGGAAGCTTGCGTTAGGGAGAAATCTTCGAGTAGCGTACATGGCGTATGACGGAGCGAACTCCAATGACGCAGTGGTAGTCAGTGAGAAGGGTGCCAAGAAGCTCACGTCAGAGCGTATGTACAAGGTAGTCCTTCCCAGGGATCCCGACCTGACATTCAACAAGGAAAAACACAAAACTTACTACGGGCACGACTACACTAAAGACCAGTACAATGCCCTAGACAAAGATGGGGTGATGCGCCCTGGAACCAAAATTAATCCGGGGGATCCTTTAGTGGCTGGCCTCCGTAAATCACAGCTCTCTGCTGACGATCTCTTGCTTGGAAAGCTACACAAGTCTTTGGCGGTACCTTTCCGTGAGCGCACTGAGACATGGGACCATGAACATCCCGGTGAAGTGATTGACGTAGTTAAGACACCTAAGCGTATTGCCTTGACAGTGAAAACTCGGGAGCCCGCTACTATCGGGGACAAGCTCTGTTACACGAAAGACACGGAGGTGCTGACATCGGAGGGATGGGTACCGGTAGCAGACGTGCGGTACGACACTATCTGCTATACGTTAAATCAAAAAGGGGACATTGAACTGCACGCACCCACCGCACTGCACCAGTACGCTGAAGCCGGAGAACTGTACGAGCTTGAGTCACAACAAGTTAACTTGCGAGTTACTCCGAACCATAACCTGTATGTCAAAAAGCGGGGGAGTAAAAAATTTACTCTTACTCCCGCAAACGAGGTTATTGGAAAACGTGTGCGACACAAAAAAGACGGCAAATGGCACTGGGCCACACCTATTACCTTCAGTATCCCAGGGATTGAACGCAAAGGTTCGGGGCGTAAACCTAAGTTGCTGCCTGTAGTAAACACGCTAGCTTGGTGTAGATTTTTAGGTGCTTATCTGGCCAATGGGAGTTACACGATACACGCACGCAAAGATAAAAATTACAGTATAGAGTACCGCACGCAGGTACACACTATAGAAGGACAGCACCACAGTATCTCCAAGGACCAACATTCTTGGATAAAAACGCTCATTGCAGACTGTGGGTTTACTGGACAACAGAGGAAAGATCGCCATATTATTTCTTCACGACAACTGACTGAATACCTTTCTCAGTTTGGGCACGCACAACACAAACATATTCCACGTGAAGTTTTTTCGTGGGGCGCAGATGCTGCTGAGGCGATGCTGGAAGGCTTACTAGGCTGTGACGGACACGCTACTGCGACAGGAAGCTTAGTATATACTACAGTATCTAAGCAATTAGCAGATGATGTACAGCGACTGGCGCTTCATGCAGGGTATGCTGCTAACATAAAAGTAAACATACAAGAGAACCCTAATTGGAGTACCTGTTATCGTGTATCCATCGTGCGTAAAAAATGCAAGCCACAAGTTAACCACGGGCACACACGTACTCAAAATGGCCAATCAGAACGTATCGTTCCGTCGAAAGAACCAGTTTGGGGAATTACAGTACCTAACCACATACTATATGTGCGGGTTAAAGGTACCCCTGTTTGGTCGGGTAATTCTGGGCGCTATGGCAATAAAGGTGTCATTTCACAGATTGTTCCAGACGACCAGATGATAAAGGACGAGAAAGGAAATACCCTCGACCTTCTGCTTACTCCTGCAGGCGTGGTATCTCGAATTAATCCGAGTCAAATTATTGAGACAGCAGTGGGCAAGGTCGTAGAAAAAACAGGTAAGCCTATTAAGGTGGAGAATTTTTCCGGGAACAACAATGTTCGATGGGCCAAAGATCTCCTTAAGAAGCACGGGCTTAAAGATAAAGAGACCGTGTACGACCCGCGGACAGGTAAGAAGATTCCGGGTGTGATGGTCGGTCGCCAATATACCTTGAAGCTTTTTAAATCTACGGACACAAACTTCTCTGCTCGTGGAGTAGAAAATTACGACGTAAACCTGCAGCCCGCTAAAGGTGGAAGCCAGAGTGCCAAGGTTCTAGGGCGAATGGAAATGGATGCCCTATTGGCACATAACGCGCGAAATGTTCTCCAGGAAGCAGCGACCCTAAAGAGCCAGAAGAACGATGAGTGGTGGAGGAACATGCAGCTCGGATATCCCACGCCTCCTCCAAAGACTACTTTCGCTGCAGATAAGTTTCTGAACATGCTTACAGGCGCAGGTGTCCGTTCAGAGCGTAAAGGAAGTTTTATTTCACTAGGACCGCTGACGGATGCAGATACCCTCAAACTCTCCGCAGGGGAAATTAAAGACGCCAAGATTATTCGCGCCAAAGATCTTAAGCCGGAACGTGGAGGACTGTTTGACCCGGCTATGACAGGAGGCCTACGCGGTACCAAGTGGTCGCATATTGACTTGGCTGAACCAATAGTGAGCCCTGTATTTAAGGAGCCCGTGCGCCGTTTTCTGGGGATGACAAATACACAACTGAATACCGCAATTAAAGAAAAGGGCGGCAAGCACATCAAGTCTGAACTTAAGAAGATTGACCTGGATGCTCGAGAGAAAACGTTACGTGCAGGCATTAAACGTAAGAGTGGCTCTACGTTAGATGGGGACGTAAAGCAGCTTAAGTACATAAGAGCCTTAAAGTCACAGAACCTTACGCCAGACAAGGCGTACATCGTGTCTAAAGTTCCAGTTATTCCTCCAGTATTTCGTCCCGTTATTCCCGGTAAGGGAGGACAGGAAATAATGTACGGAGATGCGAACCCTCTTTACCGTGACCTTGTGTATCTGAACAACCAATTTAAAGATGTGAAGAAAATAAAAATCTTGCCTGAGGAAGAAGCTAAGTTACGTCCGGCACTGCAAGAGGCTGTTGGAGCGGTTTACGGGGTAAATGAGCCGGCAACTTTGAAGTCTCAAGCGCGAGGGCACAAAGGTTTTCTGACAAATATTGCAGGCAAAGGAAGCCCTAAGTACGGCTACTTCCATTCGAAACTTATGCGAAGAACTCAGGACATTTCCGGACGAGGAACGATTGTTCCAGACACTACCCTTGGCCTTGATGAGGTAGGTCTTCCTGAGGACATGCTCTGGTCTATGTATGACAAGTTTGCGGTTAAGCGTCTGGTACATAACGGGTATCAGCCCTTGGAGGCCCAGGATCTTATCAAGAAAAAACACCCTGCTGCTCGTGAGGCTATTCTGCGTGAAGCTAAGGAAAGACCCGTCATGGTCAATAGGGCTCCTACTCTGCACAGGTACAATATGCTCGGGGCATACCCTAAGCCCGTTCCAGGTAAGACTATTCGCATAAATCCCTTTATGGAGAAGGGCCTCTCGGCCGATTACGACGGTGACAGCGCGGATTCACACCTTGCATTCGTGATTGATGGGAAGTATAGTCGTTTGCACATAAGCGATTGCCCGCACATCAAGGAGAATGCGGCTATGAAAGGTAACAAAGAAAAGTACGAGGTTCCTGCTGGAGTAAAAGTTTTTGGTTTCAGCGAAGACCAACAGAAAGTAGTGCTGTGCGATGTTACGCACTTCAGTGTGCACCATGACTTGGAAATGGTAGAGGTAGAGACCAGGACCGGACGAAAGGTAAAAGTTTCACGCGACCATAGTATGTTCGGATTGAACCCTGCGACAGGGGAGCTAGAGCGTTTTAAGGCAGAGGATGGAATTGGCTGGGGCACCCCTCGCCCTCGTAAGCTGTTTTCAGCGGAACAGCTGCATGAAGTCGCGCTGAAAGACAGTACCGTTTGTGATACTGCGGAACTTAACAGCGATACAGGTTGGTACATAGGTGCATGGGCTGGAGATGGGTGGGTGACTGGGACAAAAGATCGAAAATATATTAATGTAGGGCTGGCAACCGTCGAGCCTGAAATTAAGAAGAAATTCGACAGAATCACTTCTGATTTCCTGCCGGGAGTGTCTATCACGGAATACGTCAATGAACACGAGTTCAATGGCGTCAAGTGCGTATCTAAAAAGACGCATGTTAACTCTGGAAAGTTTGCAAGATTTTTGGGAGAGTTAACGGAAGACTGTCGCGGCGCTAAGAACAAGAAGCTACCTTCGTATTTTGTGCGTGCTCCTAGAGAGTTTTTGTTGGGGCTACTCGGAGGACTTCTCGACACTGACGGTTCTGCGTCGATTGTTAAGGCCCAGGCTAAAAACAAACCTCAATACATGGTGCAGTACACTACTATGTCTGAGGCGCTAGCAGACCACGTAGGAATTTTGTGTACTATGTTGGGCATCAGGAGTAACACCTCATGGTACCAGAAAAAAAAGAAGGGGAACTGGTACTGCCAGGTGTCTTTTTCGACTCCAGATGTGGCGAAAATAGCTGCGGAGATTCCTTGCGCACACAAAGCTAAGCGGTTAGTTCTAGCCAAACTAAGTAAAGTAGTCTTTGACCCTAACGAAGCTACGTCTGCGCGTTGGGACATGGTGCCCATTCCAATAAGTACGGCCGAAGCTCTTCGTAAGACCCACGGTAATGCGTCTAAGAAGCTGAAAAATATGACAGAAGAAATAGCGACTGCGCGTAAGGCGGTAGGTAACCGGTACCGTAAGCTGGCGAATGCTGCGAAGGACGGAAGAATTTCCCGCGAAGCTCTTTACGACGTAATCAGGACTCTGGGTGAAGAGGTTGTTCAGGCGTATAGCATTGGCAATTGGTTTGAACTTGTTACTAACGAAGATATTCACTGGGACTTCATCGAAACAGTTGTGCCTATTGAAGGGCGACACACTGCGTGGGATCTTACGGTTCCAGACGGCAATACCTTCATGACGGCTAACCAGCTAATTGTCTTCGATACGATGATGGTACATGCCCCTGTACAACCTAAAGCAGTAGAGGACGTGAAGAAGATGACACTCTCTAACCTTCTCTTTGGAGATAAATCCAGAGATGAATTAATGGTATTCCCCCAACACGAAGCTATCATGGGAATCGCCCATGCCTCTGAACAGGACAACAAAAATAAGACCGTAGTTTTTAAAACGAGAAAAGATGCCATGCAGGCGTATAATGACGGTAAAATTGATCTAGGTACCCGAATGAAGATTGGAAAGTAAGATGCGTAAAACCGCAAATCAAATAGCAGATGAAGCTCTCTTTAAGTGTGCAGGCTACTACCAAAATATCGTAGGATTCGATGACCCCAAGAAGCTTGAGGCATTACGCGCCGCGGGAGACGAGTATCAAGAGGATCCTGAGGCAACTAAGAAGTATTGGGCTGCTGTCCGAAAGTACTACGATGCTCAGTCTCAAGCCTTACACAAGCAGTTGGGGGCCGTTCCTGCGACATACGAGGATATCCCCCTAGGATTTATAGACAGGCTAAGAGGCCTACCGACGACCAGAAGTAACCCGGCACACGCAAAATACCTGGCAGATAGAAAACGGGCGGCAGCAGATTATGCGGAAAAGATGGGCCCTGCTCCTGAAAATCTCGATATATCTGGGAGAGCCAAACTTCTAGGAGGCACTGCTTACGGTAACATGGACAAATATACCGGCATTGCTGCAATGTACCCCTACGGAGACACTGACCCTTATAGCGGTAAATCATCCGAAAAAGGATACATTGACAAAAAACGTCTTTTACATCTATTGAATACAGACGTAAACAGCACAGTGCAGCCTGAGATACTGGAGCGCGTTCAGGCGTCCCCACACAGATACTTTACGTCAACATATACTTCCTAGATGGGAGGTTAGGGGGATAGGATGTCTCTCAGAAGTACCAAGCGTGCAGGACTAACTACCGAGCTATTGCCGCACCAACAACGAGTAGTTGAGCGCCTGCGCAACCAGCCAGGGCTATTAGTCGCGCATGGTTTAGGTACCGGGAAGACACTGTCATCTATCGCAGCGGCCGAGGATACTCCTGGAATCTCTCGAGTGTTGGCGCCCGCTTCTCTAGTTGCAAATTACAAAAAAGAGATAGCGAAGCATATTAAAGGGCCTTCTAGTATCGACGTGCAAAGTGCCCAAGGAGCTGCTCTCAGAGATGAGCGTACTCCTGTGAGACTACTCACTGTGGATGAGGCACATAGAGCTCGAAACCCTAATACAAAACTATACAAACTCCTCCGCGAATACCCCGCAGCTAAACGGATGCTGCTGACAGCCACTCCCGTATATAATCGTCCTTCCGATATCGCACCACTAGTGAATTTGGTTGCACAACAAGATGTTCTCCCTACAGGCTCAAAGTTTGATTTGGAGTACGTACAAAAGCCTGACGATAGTCTTATTCGAGCATTACTCGGAGGAAACACGCAACCTTCTTTGAAGAATAAAAAAAAGCTTCGCGCTCAACTATCTAAGTGGGTGGACTACCACGAACAATCAGGCGGGGATTTTCCTCGCCGTACGGATACTACCGTAACTGTCCCTATGTCAAAATCCCAGACGCAGTTACACGATCTTGCCTGGGGGAAATTGCCTTTCACATCGAGGATGCGACTTAAGGCAGGCTTGCCCCCTTCCAAGCAAGACCTCCCACGCCTTAATGTGTTCCAGTCACAGACACGACAGATAGGTGGTTCGACCAAGAGGTTCGAGAAGGGCGATGGGACGAAGATTACCCCTAAGCTGCAACAGGCGTTAGCCGACTTACAGGGAGGCAAAGGTAATGCTGTAGTTTATTCTAATTACCTGGACACACTAGGGGACTATTCTAAAGCATTAGGCGAGGCTAAGATTCCACATGGGGTATTCACCGGAAAGATGAGCCAGAAGTCCCGCGCACAACTTGTCAGTGACTATAATGAAGGTAAGATACGCGCTCTACTCTTATCCTCTGCAGGCGGTGAAGGCTTGGACTTGAAGAATACCCGCCAGGTCCAGGTTCTAGAGCCTCATTGGAATGAGGAGAAGCTGGAGCAGGTAATTGGTCGGGCTATCCGACATGGATCGCATGGCACGTTACCTGAAAAAGAGCGCGAAGTTGATGTTCGAAGGTATATCGCCCATCCACGTCCCGGCGTTATAGGTGGCCTTTTGGGGAGAACACCTGAAGGTGTAGAGCATGTGTTGGCGAATATGGCAAAAAATAAAAAAGCATTGAATAGCCAGTTGCTTGATTTGTTACGTAACAAGGAATCTACAGTGGAAAAAACAGCGAATCAAATTGCAGATGAAGCTCTTCTCAAGTGTGGTGCAGTCTTGTCCACAGCCAGACGTGACGCCCTTCCAAAGAAGCAATTTGCAGTACCGGATAAAGAAGCGTATCCTATTCCAGATAAAGCACATGCACGCAACGCCTTAGCTAGAGTTTCCCAGTTCGGGACAAGTGAAGAGAAGGCTCAAGTACGTGCAAAAGTCCGCGCTAAGTATCCTGAGATTGGGAAAAAATAAGTGGCCACTCCTGAGATAAAAAAGTACTTCGAAACACGCACCAAACGCCACATCTCCTTGGTGCAGAAGTACTGTGGTATTATCGCTAAAAAGTTCCCGGAGATGGAAGGAATTATAGCGCGGGGGAAAGCACATGATGCTAGTAAGTACGGTAAAGATGAGCTCGAACCGTACATCTGGCTTACGTGGCAGTACAAGTGTAAAGATGATGGAGTCGACCCTAAGCTGCCCGAGGGTATGCAGGCACGAATCGATAGAGCCGCGGAACACCACATCTTGAACAACGCTCACCACCCGGAGTTTCATCAATCTAAAAAGACGGGTCTTCTAGCTAAGGGAGACAGGGACGGTATTCCAGATAAGGCCATTGACGCCACTAAGATGTCAGACCTCGATATCGGAGAAATGGTTGCCGATTGGTGCGCCATGTCGGAAGAGCGCGGAAACACTCCGAAGTCCTGGGCAGATAAGACAGTAAACAAGCGTTGGCTGTTTACACCCAAACAGACTAAGCTTATCTACAAGCTAATAGGTACCGTATGGAAAGGACCAAAGAAGATGCGTAAAACAGCAAACCAGATAGCAGATGAGGCTCTAACTAAGCTAGGATTTTCTGTGACAGATAAAGGCCACGCCTTTGACGCTGACATGGCAGACATAGATACCCAGCGATATTTGGCGCAAGCGCGAAGGCTCCAAGAGGAGGACGCGATTGGGCATGCTAATCCCGATGGAAGTAGAAATTGGGCAAATTTGCTAGCAACTCTTAGGTTTGGTACCGAGGACGGCGACCACCCTACTGCATCGGCACGGCACTCACAGTACGTTGCTGATCAGCACCGCAAAGGTGAAAATGCGTATAATCCTTTCGGAGGAGCGCTGACGCCACATCCTGACGAGGTAGGTGGCAGTACTAGTCTCTTTGGCCCACTTGGAAAAGTTGGACCCGCAAGCTAACAGACAATATTTAGGAAGGCCAAAAGAAGATGCGTAAAACAGCAAACCAGATAGCAGATGAAGCCCTTCTTAAGTGTGCTGAAGGCTCCATTACAGATGAAGAGATTGCGCGAGGAGTAGCCGGCAGGCGGCTGCGTGAAGGTATATCAGAGCAAGATGTTGCCGATAGAGCTCAGGGAGAATATGACACTACATACCGAGGAGGGCGCAAGGCTCCTTTCATTGGGGGAGGTGTCGGCGCAGGGATCGGAGGTCTTGTAGGTGCGGGTGCAGGTGGAGCTGGAGGGGCGGCCATCGGTGCTGGAATAGGTGCGGGTGCGGGAGCAGGTCTTGGCCAACTGCTTCGACGAGGTGCTGCTAGTCAGGCAAAACATTATGGGCAGGTAACAGGAGATATAGCGCGAAGAGGGAGGATACCTTACGACATAGATGAGGGTACCTTACAGGAACTGCTAGAACAATACACGCGGGAAGCGCAGTCGGATTTAGTCGAAAAAGTCTCTCCTGAGGAGTACGAAGCGGAGGCATCTAGGCGAGGGCGGCAGGAGGCCTTGCGCGGGGGGGTCCAGGGTGCATTGTCGGGTGCCGCTATAGGATCACTCGGTAGCAATAGTTCTATCGGGGATATAGTGATAGGTTCTCTTCTTGGAAGCGGTGTCGGAGCAGCTGGCGGTCTTGCAGAAGGACGTCGGATTGCAGGACAGCAAGCTGACTTGCGCAAGCGCGGCTACGGTCACGCGGCAGAGGCCCTGCAAAGAAGTCAGCCGCGGTATTAAGCAAGCTATCATGGATACAGAAGAACTCCGTAAACTCGTAACCCCATCTATCTTTAACAGGATAGAACGGCTATTTACCCCTGAAGTAGGTTCTTCCCAGTATGCCGTGTCTGATGTGAACAAGGGCATTGCGGCAGAGAAGAGGCAGATAAAAAAACGGTTTGACCTCAACCCTGCACTCACAGGGTCTATGTACACTGAGACAAACCTGCCTGACTCTGTAGATATAGACTTCTTCTCCAACATTGCTGATCGAGACAGGTTCACTGCTGCGCGCAGTAAGTTGGATGCTTCCGGAGATTTTACGTCGAGCCCATATAACGTACCTGGCGCACCTTACGCCGTATATACCAGGCACGAGCCCGGGATAAGCGGGCATCCTGTAGACCTGGCCATTGCTACAGGAGATTTAGCGCGAAAGTACCGGAAAGCCCTTCCCGCAAGTAAGCGCCAGATTGCCGCATTGCCTCCTGAATTGAAGCAACAATTGTTGGAGCAAAAACAGCTTTTGCGTGATACTCCTTTTTTTAGCAAAATACGCTACCGAAGATTTAAACGTAACTTACGGGAGATACTCGACACTCCCACTTTGTCCCGCACTTCAGAGCACGAAAAAACATCTACAGTAGTGGACCTGGAAGATAGGGAGGCGCGGGACCGCTTCCTTCGATTCTTACTGCGTAAGGATGTCGTAGGACATAGAACATCTGCAGGAGATTCCGTGATTCAGTCGGGAGGAGTCTTGCCTGCACGTGAACTATCTCGCAGAGGGTTATTGCGTAATCTTGAGGTCGGTGGAGTAGGGAAGCGTACTTCCCCCTCAGACTTAAATGAACAAGAGCTGCAGGAAAGACTGCGCGATGAAGTATTTGTCACGCGTAGAGGGCTGCTTTCCGATGATAGCTACGGAGATACTGCAATTCTTGCTATGAATAGAACAGCTAAGCGGTCACCCTATCTCAACCTGATTACGGATGAGGCGGTAGTGGAGCCTGCAAGCTCAGGAAAAGCACGGAAGTTGAGCATAGGAAAAGGGTATGTTCTTGCGCCGCAAGAAAAGGTCCAGAAGTACGAAGAATCTCACCCAGGGTATCAGTATCTGGTACAGGAGACACTCCCTGAGAGTATCAAAAAACAACTCTACAAACCTGTCCGTTCTGCTTCAGAAGTGGTTACGCGTATAGTTCCGGAACTGTTTACAGGTAATCTTAAAGTAAAAATCTAGCTATCCCACTTACGCCGTAAAGAACTTAGGGTTTTGCCTTCCACGCCAAATAGTATAAAATTCAAAAGAACAGTTAATGATGCTTCGGAGAAACATACGATGTTTAGAACAAAGAGGCTTTCCAGGCTCATGCATAAATTGGGACACAGCAGCGCCTACAAAAGAGGGCGTCAGGACATGTTGCGGAAACTGGGCGCAAGTAAGACCCATGTGCAGGGTCCTGCCACAAACACTGAAGTATCTCAGCCGCTAGACTCGCAGGACGAGAACGTTCCTGCAGGTCAATTAGCTGGCGCGTTATCTCAGATGGAAACACCTGTAAGTAGAGACGCCTCTACCTCTCAGGATGATACCGGCGTAGAGGGGCGTTTGAATCGCAGTACTCAGTGGGGGTCTCCGGATACAATCCCTCTGGAGTTCACACAAGGCAGTAGCACCATTATTCCAGGTGCCTTCTAATGGCTGAGTCGCAACCATTTGGGCGCTTTCTTCTCAATGAACAATTGCCTTCAGGACACAAAATAACTGGTGCATTAGGTAAGAAGCGGCTGAACCAGATGATGAACACCCTGGCAAAAAACAATCCTACGCTGTACACAAGCACGATCACCTCTCTTAAGCGTGTGGGGGACGAGGTAGCTACCCAGGAAGGGTTATCCATTGGTCTGGACGATATTGCTCCCGAGTACGGGAAGCGTGACGCTGTAATGCGGCCCTATGTTGATCAGTTCAGACGTGCCACAACGGACACTCAGCGCCGAAATGCTGCAGAGCAGGCGTTTAATCGTGTACTAGATTCCTCTATGCGACATGGTGGCAGTATGACTAAGCAGGTACAGAGTGGTGCTCGAGGTTCTCCCACTCAATACATGAAGATTGTAGGCAGCCCAGTATATGCCAGAGATGCTAACGGAAAAGTCACTCCCTGGATTATTGAGCGCGCATATAGCGAAGGACTTTCTCCTGCAGACTACTATGCAGCTGGAAACGAAGCTATCATGGACGCAATTAAGTCCAGTACCTCAGTTTCAGAACCGGGAGAGTTGTCCAAGATTCTGGTAAACAACATGAACGACATCGTTGTTACCGAGAGTGATTGCGGAACAACCAACGGTATCCTCATGGAAGCCAAGAGTCCTGACGTAGTAGATAGGTACCTGGCCAGGACCGAGAGCGGCCTTCAGGCAGGAACACTCATCACTCCGCAGGGACAGGCGCGGTTAGCGAAAGATAAGAAGAAAGTACTTGTGCGTTCTCCTATGACCTGTGAGGCCGGTGATGGTGTATGTCAGAAATGTCAGGGCCTCAATGAGAATGGTGGGTCACATGACATCGGGACCAACGTAGGAATCAGAGCGGCACAAGCCATGTCTGAGCCCCTCACACAATTCGCACTGAATGCTAAGCATGGTGTCCGTACCGTTGCCTCAGATAGAATGCAGGTTCAGGGAATGGAAGGCTTTAGGCAGATTATCGAGTCTCCCAAACAATTCCAAAATAAAGCCACCTTGGCCTCAGAGGATGGCAAGATAAGCAGAGTAGAGAAGGCTCCTCAGGGAGGACATTTTGTGAATGTCGGTACAACCCAGCACTACATAAGCCCCAATCTTGGTGTCAAAGTGAAGGCCGGGGACACGGTGACCCGAGGAGATGCGTTGGGTGAAGGTATCCCTAAACCTGATGAGGTAGTGAAGTACAAAGGGTTGGGTGCTGGTCGGCGCTACATGGTAGATACGCTGAAAGACCTGTACAAAAATCAGGGACGTAACCTAGACCAACGCCACTTTGAACTCTTGGCCAAAGGGGAACTTAACCACGTAAAGATCCTGGAAGACCCCAGTAAAAACTTTATTCCGGGGGATGTCGTAAACTACAACCACTTCAGGACGATCCTGCGCAACAACACCAAGACACTTTCTCTCAATGATGCCAAGGGAGAAACCTTAGGGAAAGAATATCTCCAACACACTGCAGGCACACGAGTAACTTCCAACGTAGTGAAGGACTTACGTAAGGAAGGGGTGAAGAATGTTCTTATAGCTCCGAGGGCCCCTTCTGTAGAGTTTATAATGAAACCTGCAACTCGGGCGCCCCTTCTTAATCCCGATTGGATGGCAAGATTAGCACACAGAAATTTGAAAGCTACGATTCAGCAGGGCGCTCATTTCGGAGACATTTCTAACATCCACGGAACAAGCCCTGTTCCTGCGTACGCTTTTGGCCTAGAATTTGGCCAAGGTAAAAAGGGGCGCTATTGATGTTACCGTACGAACAAGGCTACATTCAGACAATGTACCGCTTAGGAATTACTAAAGAAGCCAGCGGCGCTGGTTTTCTTGCGACCAAAGTACTCCCAAAGCTTAAAGGTTTCGGTAAGACCGTAAAAGAGATGGCCGTAGGTAACCCTATCCAAGCATCCAAGCAGATTATGTCAGGTCAAGGCTTAGCTAAAGGCAGCTTAATTCGGCAAGGGTTCCACCCCGGTAAAGGCGTGATGGGTGCTGTAGGTGGCGGCCTTTTCTACGGGCTACCTGCGTATGAAGGCTACAAAATAATGAAGAGTGACGCTCCGAATAAAGGGGAGCAGATGGGCAAGCTTCTTGGCGGCGCAGCTCTGGGGCTAGGTACATG